TAATACTGCAACAGTCAGTGCTATAACAACTATTCAGAGTTCACAAAATGGTTCTGATATTGAATCTATAGATTCTATTCGCAATTTTGCTCCTCGTTTGTATGCTTCTCAATATAGAGCAGTAACTTCTGGGGACTATGAGACAATTATTAAATCAAAAATATTTCCAAACGCAGAATCCGTATCCGTAGTTGGTGGAGAGGAATTAGATCCACCTCAATTTGGAAAGGTAATTATAAGTATTAAACCAAAAGGTGGTACTTATGTTTCAGATTTTAATAAGCAGCAAATAAAAAATAAACTTAAATTATATTCGGTTTCCGGCATTGATGCGGATATCATCGATGCAAAAATACTTTATGTCGAATTAGATTCATCAATATATTATAACTCTTCTCAGGTAGGTAGTGTCGAAGATCTAAAATCTAGAGTTATTAATTCATTGACCGCATATTCAAGATCATCGGAATTAAATTCATTTGGTGGAAGATTTAGATATAGTAAAGTCCTTAGAACCATAGATGCAACAGATGCTGCTATAACATCAAATATTACGAAAGTAAGAATTCGAAGGGATTTGAAGGTTAAAGTCAATTCTCCAACGCAATATGAAATTTGTTTTGGAAATAAATTTCATGCAAATCCTGCCGGAAAAAATATTAAATCTACCGGATTTAAAGTTTTAGGAGAAACCAGTACAGTATACTTTACTGATACTCCAAATGAAGACCTCCGAACAGGCACAATTTCTATCGTAAAGGACGTAGAAACAATCTCTAATGCAGATGGTACTATATCTTCCTCAATACCAGTTGTGGTCCAGTCAGCGGGTACTGTGAACTATGTTACGGGAGAAATACTAATAGGAGCCGTAACCATTACATCTACATCTTTAACTGGTGATATTGTGGAGATACAAGCATTCCCAGAATCAAATGATATCATTGGTTTAAACGATTTGTATTTGTCCTTCAGCATTGGCAAAAGCAATATAAATATGGTAAAAGATGTTATTGCATCTGGTGATGATATATCAGGAACAGTATTTTCAAGAACTGATTATTATAGATCAAGCTATTCAAACGGGGAATTAAAGAGGATATAACATGATCGAAGCTGGTTTTGAATCTAGAATAAAGATTCAGCAAATAGTTGACAATCAACTCCCAGAATTTATTATAGATGAAAGTCCAAAAACTGCCGAATTTTTAAAGCAGTACTATATCTCTCAAGAATATCAAGGTGGCGTTGTCGATATTATTGACAATCTTGATCAATATTTAAAACTTGATAAGTTCAAACCAGAGGTTATAGTAGATAGTTCTACAACAACACAAGCAGTTCTTGTAGATGATAGTACGATTAGTGTTAGTAGCACAAAAGGATTTCCATCAAAATATGGTCTCATAAAAATTGATGACGAGATCATTACTTACACTGGATCAACTACAACAACTTTTACTGGTTGTGTTCGTGGTTTTAGTGGAATTACCAATTATCATCAAGAATTAAATCAAGAAGACCTCATATTTTCAACATCATCTGCGTCGTCTCATGATGCAAATTCTCCTGTTCAGAATTTAAGTTCCTTATTTTTGAAGGAATTTTATAAAAAAATTAAATATTCTTTAACACCGGGACTAGAAAATTTAAATTTCACTGAAAATTTAAACGTTGGCAACTTTATTAAAGAAGCTAGAACTTTTTATGAGTCTAAAGGAACAGAAGAGTCCTTTAGAATATTGTTTAATGTTCTTTATGGAGAAACTCCAAAGGTAGTTGATCTAGAAAAGTTTTTAAATAAACCATCTTCATCTACATACATCAGAAGAGATGTAGTAGTTGCGGAAGCAATATCAGGAAATCCCTTAAATCTTGCTGGGCAAACTATTATTAAAACAACAGATTCTGGCAGTACAGCACCAGTGTCTGAAGTTGAAATAATTAATAGAAAAGGAAAAACTTACTATAAACTTTTTCTTTTTGTCGGTTTTGATGATGCATTTCCAACAACTACTGGCACATTTAATATTACAGGTAGTAGCAGAAATATAAACGATATCCTGACTACAGATACTGTCATTACGGTAGATAGCACCATTGGTTTTCCAGAGTCCGGAACACTTTATGCAGGAAATAATCAAATAACTTATACAAGTAAGTCTATAAATCAATTTTTTGGATGTTCAAACATTACAGAATATGTTCCTACTGCATCTATAGTTCGTTCTAATGAAACATATTATGGGTATGAAAATGGAGACATTACAAAAAAAGTAGAGTTAAGATTAACTGGCGTTATATCTGAGTATAATTCAGGAAAAGAAGAGTCATCAGTATCAGTTAATGAAAAATTAAAGGTAAAAAATCTTGGAGAAATAATTGAAAATCCAATAGATAATAAAACTTATAAAGAGATATTTGCAAATAGTTGGATTTATAATACAAGTTCCAGGTATGAAATCAATAGTTTTTCATCTGGAGAAACATCTCAAGTAACTTTAAGTAGTGATATTGACAAATCAAGTTTAAAGGTAGGTGATGTAGTAGATATACTTTCAAGAAATTCTCAAAATAAAGAAGAAACTGATTTAGAAATCACATCGATTGCAGGAAGAACAATTTCTTTATCAAAGTCATTTGTACTTAAAAATGGTTTTAAGTATGATATTAGAAGAAAATTAAAGTCCTCTTCATCGAGAAATGTTAATTTAGAATTTAATTCTATAGTATCTGATATTCAAAATGTTTATAATGAAAATGATGAGTTTATGTATGTTGCATCAAATTCATTACCATCATATGAAATAACTAAAAATATTTTTAGTTATAATGCATCAGGAGTTGGTGGAAAAAATACAAATACTGATCTTTATTCAACGATTACTTTTTCGTCAAAAGTTTCATTCAAAACTGGATCGGAAGTCTATTACTCTGCAACTGGAAACGTAATTTCTGGATTGTCAGAAAGATCGTATTTTGTTGAGGTTTTATCCGACAATCTTTCAATAAGATTGCACGAGTCTAGATCCACATTAGGAACTTCTGGATACAAATATTTTGGTATATTGCCCCCAGGAACTCATAATTTTGTTCTCAAATCTCAAAAAGAAAAAGTTATATCAGCTCAAAAAATATTAAGGAAGTTTCCATTATCGGTCAATATGGGCGATGGAAAATCTGATTTAATAACTCCAGGTTCTATTGGAATGTTAGTCAATGGAGTCGAAATTACAAGCTATAAGACCGATAACAAAATTTATTATGGTCCTTTAGAGTCTGTTAATGTTTTATCTGGTGGATCTGGATACGATGTTATTAATCCTCCACTTCTTTCCGTCGATTCTGGTACTGCTCTTGTCCAACCTGCAATAAGAGGGTCTGTAGAAAAAATATTAGTAGAACCACAAGATTTTGATATTGATGTCATAGTCTCGGTTGTTTTAACAGGTGGTAATGGTAAAGGTGCATCTTTTGAACCTGTTATTAGAAAAAAACGTAGGGAAATAGAGTTTAATGCAGCACAATTATCTAATGGTGGAGGTGTTGATGTTACAAACGAAACTATAACATTTACAAAACCTCATGGTTTAGTTGATGGAGAGCCAATTACTTATCTTGCTAGAACTGGAGTTTCTGCTTTAGGTATAGGAACTTTTAATGGTTCGAATGATAGTACTGGAGAAACCCTTAGCAATAATGTAACTTATTACACTAAGTTTATAAGTGATAATACTATTCAACTTTACAAATCATTAGGTGATTATAAGTCTGGTATTAATACTGTAGGATTTACTTCTACTGGTACTTTGGGTATACAAAAGTTTGGAACTCAAGTAAAAAATACATTATCAGAAATTAGAGTTATTAATGGTGGAGAGGGATATGAAAATAGAAAAATTTATGTCGATCCATCAAATATTAGTCCAAAAAATAGAAAAAATTCAATAACTTTTAAAAATCATGGATTTAATAGTGGAGAGTTAGTATCATATACATATGAAACATCTGCTGTTACTGGTCTTTCTTCGGCAAATCAATATTATGTAACTAAAATTGACGATGATACTTTTAAAGTATCTGATGCTGGAATAGGTGGAACCATAAAAACAAATTATGATAGACAAAAATATGTCCGATTAGAATCTGGAGCAAGCGGATATCAAATTTTTAATTATCCAGATATTAGTCTTCAAGTAAATTATGGAGCGGTTGGATTAGGTAGCACGCAATTTAGAGGTTCAATCAGTGCTACACCTATCGTAAGAGGAAAAATTGTTTCTGCATTAGTATATGATCAAGGATCTGATTATGGATCTACTATTTTAAATTATAATAAAAAACCAACAATTGAAATAAAAAATGGAAAAGATTCTCAATTTATTCCCATTATTTCAAATGGCGGTATAGAAAGAGTATCTATTCAAAGTAAAGGTAGAGAATATTATTCAGTACCAGACATTATTGTCAGTGGAAATGGAACCGGAGCTGAGTTAAAACCAGTATTGGTCAATAATAAAATTGATAGTATTATTGTTGTTAATAGTGGTATAGGTTATTCAACATCAAATACAATAATTCAGGCAAAATCTGCAGGTAGTGGAGCATTACTTGATGCTAATATTCGTTCATTAAATGTAAATAATAATATTTTTTATAATGACGTTACAAGTACAGATGCTGAAGCAAATGAGATTATATCTTCTTCTTACAATAAACTTCAGTATTCTATTTGCGGATATGGAGATGTCATAAAAAATGAACTCGGAGATGTGGGAACAGACGCTTCTCCAGTTCATTCTCCAATTATTGGTTGGGCTTATGACGGTAATCCAATTTATGGTGCGTTTGGATATTCCAATCCAAAAGATATTAAATCAGATACTAAACGTTTGGTTTCAGGATATTCTAAGAGTTTAAGCAATATACCAAATAGACCTTCCGAATCTTCTACTGGTGAGGTTGGATTTTTTATAGAAGATTACAAGTTTACAAATATTGGTGATTTGGATGAATATAATGGTAGATATTGTGTAACACCCGAATTTCCCAATGGAACATATGCTTACTTTGCCACGGCAGTGGAAAATGCCGAAGGAGATAATGTAGGAGTATTTCCATACTTCATAGGAGATAGATATAGATCATCTTTTGTTAGTGAAAATAAAGATTTAAGTCAATCATTTGATTTTAATAATTCGAATTTAATTCGTAATACATTTCCGTATAAACTTTCTGCCGATAATGCTGAGAACGATTTTATTATTGAATCAAACGAAATTGTTAAGCAGAATATTAATGTAGAATCTGTTTCTAAGGGATCTATTGAAAATTTTAATATTATAAACTCAGGAGACAATTATAAAGTTGGCGATACTCTTCAATTTAACGAATCTGAAACAGGGGGTAGCGGTTTAATAGCACAAGTAGGTAGAATTGGTGGAAAACAAATTGAATCAATTGAAACAACGACTTTACCATACAATGATTCAATTTTTGTTTGGAACGATAAAGATAGTGTAAAGGTAAAAGTATCTCCAAGACATTCTTTAGATAATTTAGACTATGTAACTATTTCTGGATTTTCAACTACTTTGACAGAGTTGTTAGGAACACATCAAATAGGAGTAACATCTTATACGACTGTTCTCAATAAAGAAATTCCTGCTGCAGGAGTAGTAACTGATATTTACGTTTCAAGAATACCAAATAATGTTTCTATTGGAAGTAGTATTGAAATTGGATCAGATACTTTTACGTTATTGAATATTTTTAGAAATCAAGGTGTTTTAAGAGTTGATAGAGGGTCTGTCGGATCTGCTCATAGTGCATCTACAACAGTTAATTTTATTCCAGATTCATTTACAATTAGTAAGTCATTACAATATTTTGATTCAAAAGAAAACGACTTAGTATATCTCAACCCTAATCAATCTGTTGGTGTTGGAACAACAGCAGGAATTGGAGTTGCTGTAACTTACAATGTTGGCAACCAAACTAATAATATTATTTCCATACCTACTCAATCTATTTTCCTACCCGGACATCCATTTAAAACAAATCAACAAGTAACTTTAACAAAGCCTACAGGATCATCTTCTATTTCTGTAGCAAATACTTCTGCAAGTTCTCCATTTGATTTGCCAGATGGAGATTCTCAAAATGTTTATATTATAAAAAAATCTCCTGATCATATTGGAATCGTTACTGAAGTTGGTTTAACTACAACTACTAATGGGTTATTCTTTATTAATAATGGAGATAATAACTACAAATATTCTTTAGAATCTAATTTTACTCAAATAACTGCAGATATAAAAAGAATTAGATCTCAAGTTTCTGTTTCAACCTCTCATGGTCTTACAAATGGGGACTCTATTAATCTAAGTGTTCAACCAAATCTTAATGTTGGTATTGGGACTAGCACATCTGTTGCAATAACTTTAGATGTTACACATAACTTACCCAGCATAAGAACTTATTTTAATCCAGGTGTTAGTGTTGATACTAGTAATGATGAAATAACAATATCTTCGCATGGATATAAAACTGGTGATAAAGTATATTATTCTTATACAACCGGCGGAAGTATTGTTGATACTAATATTGGATCTTACTATATTTACAAAATTGATGATAACACATTTAAACTATGCGAAACCTACTTAGATTCTACCAAAAATCCCCCAATAGTTAGTTCATTAACTAGTAGTGGTGATTCTACAAGTAATTTCCGTTTAATATCTCCCCAAATAGAAGTAATAAAAGGAAATAATTTAGTTTTTGATACTTCAGACTCTAGTTTGTCTGGATATAACTTAAAGGTTTTTTATGATAATGAATTTAAAGATGAATTTATTTCTACCGGTTCAACAGATACTTTCAATGTAATTGCATCAGGAACTCCAGGAAGTGTAGGGTCTGCTTTAACAGTTTATCATGATGAGAATATTCCTACTAAACTTTATTATAACTTAGAGAAATCTGGATATATTAGCACTGCTGATAAAGAAATAAAAAATTATAATGAAATACTATTTGTTGATAGTGTTTATTCTGGAACATATAATATTTCCGGATCTGGAACAACAACCTTTAATATTGTATTAGATAAGGAACCAGAAAAAGTTTCATATGCAAAAACAGAGTGTGATGTATTAAAGTACACTACAAATTCATCATCTGCTTCAGGAAGTGTTTCTGACATCAGAACTATATCACCAGGATTGAATTATAAAAAGATTCCCGATTTTGTTAATATTGAATCTCAGTCAGGAACAGAAGCATATGTTGTTGTCAAATCAGATACTATAGGAAAGGTAAATCAAGTAAAAATTATTAATCAGGGATTTGAATATTCTTCTGATAAAACTTTAAGACCAGAAGCGTCTATTGATAAGTTAATAACATTAGATAATTCATATACTATCAGTTCTATTAATGTAACTAATGGAGGTAAAAATTACTTATCAACTCCAGATTTAATTGTTATTGATGGAGATACTGGTAAAGTTAATGATTCTGGGTTATTGCGTGCAAATCTTTCAGGAAACTCAATAATATCAGTTTCGAATGTTGTTTCATCAAAGGGATTAACTTCAAATACTATTGTTAGAGCAATCAATAATACAAATGGTATTGGAATTAATACTTTCTATGCATCATCTTCTGGTATTGTAACTTGTATTCTTACGACTCCAGCTACTGGTTTTGGTGAAGAACCATTCTCTACCGGAGACAAAATATTTGTAGAAGGTCTTGAAAAGAGCAGTTCTGATGGTGATGGATTTAATTCCTCAGATTATGGATATAATTTCTTTACAGTTTCTTCCTATACTAATAGCGGAGTTGGAGTAAATGCAGAACTTGAGTTTGATATTTCAGGTTTAACAACAAATCCAGGTATAGGGCAAACCGTACAAAATGTATATGCTTCGATAGTAAACTTTAATAATTATCCCAAGTTCAATGTTTCCTTAGACTATGCTCAATTTATTATTGGCGAATCTTTAGAAGTTAAAACTAATGTTGGGTTTGTTGAAGTGGATTTGAGAGTTTCCGAATCTAATAAAAACTCCATCAAAGTCAGTGGAGATTACAAAATTAAGAAAGATGATATTATAAGAGGAAGAGAATCTTATACTACAGCAACAATTAATACCATTAAAGAGTCTGTTGGTAGATTTGAAGTTGATTATTTTACCAGACAAGATATTGGATGGTCTGATGATATTGGAAAATTAAATCAAGATACTCAAGTCATTCCAAATAATGATTACTATCAAAATCTATCCTATACTGTAAAGAGTAGACAAAAATGGGAAGATATTGTAAGTCCAGTAAATAAACTTCTCCATACTAGTGGTCTTAAGAATTTTGCGGATACTGAGATAATTAAAAACGTTGAGAGTGGAATAACAACCTCCGTAAGTGCTTCAATAACATTAGTTGATTTGATAAATCAAAATAGAGTAGATACTATCAATAATTTTGATTTTGTTTATGATGTAGACACCATTACTGGTGGATCTAGATATTTAAAATTTAAAAATAAGAGACTATCCGATTACATATATTGCAAAACAAATAGAGTTTTACAAATTGATGATATAAGTAACTTATTTGCAAATAGTGAACAGTCACAGGAATTATCTTCAGCGGTTGATGACTTACAAACATCAAGAAAGTATAATAGATATTTAATTCAAATTACTAGTGATGATTACTCTGAAGTTCAATTTGATGAAATTATTGTCCTAAATGATGATGATGGAAATACATTTACCTTTGAAAAAGGTTCTATATCTAATGTTGGATTAACAACATCGGATCACACTAAAATAGGTGATATTTCTATTGAAGATAAGAATGACATAAAAGTTTTAAAATTTAGTCCAAATAATCCTTACAGCACTGATTATAATATTAAATATTTGAATTCATATTTTACAAGTTTTTCTTCTGGTATCGGAACAGAGTCATTTGGATTTATTGATTTAACATCTTCGGCAAAGATTGTTGGATCTGGAAATACCTCCACATTAATTGGAATTTCAACTTCTAAAATTGAATCAATACATTCACAAATTCATATTATTGATAACACAAACAATAATATGAATTATGTTGAATTGTTTGTTGATCATGATGGTACAAATACTAATATTTCCGAACTTTATTTTGATACTAATGAAGATGAATTAAGTTCCAACTTTATTGGTTCTTTTGGAGCTTCAATAAGTGGTGGAATTTTAAGTATTGAATATACAAATACAACTGACAACTCAATCATAGTTAGATCTAGAAATGTTGGATTCGGAACTACGGCATCTGGAATTGGTACATATAGATTCAAATCTACTGGTCAACCAGATGAGTCTGAAAAAACAGTTATCTATGATGCATTATATTCAAATATTTCCGCTGCCTCTACAATTAAATCATTTGATGTAAATACATTTACCTCCCTCAAATCAACCGTAAAGGTTGGTGTTGGAACTACAAGTGCATTACACCAAGTGATGTTAATTTCGGATAGAACCAATGTTGTTACTATCCAACACCCATTTTTATCAATAGGAAGCACAAGCGGAATAGGGACATTCGGTGGAGATATAACTGGATCAGTAGTATCTCTAAAGTTTTATCCAGATCCAGAATTTTCTGGAAATCTTGAAATTTTAACATATAACGAACTATTTTATTCAGAAATAGATCAGATAAATGTTCCAAACACATTACAATACAATAATAATGCAGAGTCTGTCAATGTAAATCAATACCTTTCGGGTTTGGATAGAACTATTTTTGATTTAAATTATCAAAATACTCCAATCTTTACAAAATCCTTTGATCCAAACAATGCTTCTCAATTGAATTTGTCTACAGGAGAGTTTAATATACCGAATCATTTCTTCCAAACAAATGAAGAATTGATTTATAGACCAAAATCAACTTTTGTTGGTGTAGGTTCAACACCTATGCAGTATGAATCTGCAACTGGAATAGGGTCATTGCCATCAAGAGTATTTGCTATTAAATCCAACAATAATACATTTAGCATCTCAACAGAAAGAGCAGGAACAGCGGTTACTTTTGTTTCTCCTGGTGAGGGCAATGCTCATGAGTTTGAAATGGTAAAGAAAAATGAAAAAGTAATTATTTCTATTGACAATGTTGTTCAACCTCCATTATCATATTCATTGTTACAATACAATGTAGATAATAATGGTAATAATATTGGATTTACTACCAATATTATTCCTCTGAGTGGAATTTCATCAATTGTTCCTAATGACGTTTTAAAAATTGGTGATGAGTACATGAAAGTATCTAATGTTGGTTTTGGAACCTCAATCTCAGGACCAATATCATTTGGAGGAACTTTCCCACTTGTTCAAGTTGAGAGAGAGTTTGTTGGTACTTCTGCCTCAACATATTCTGACGCAACAACGGTTTCTCTGTATAGAGGTGCGTTTAATATTGCAGGAAACAAAATTCACTTTACAGCACCTCCTACTGGAGTTTTGGAAAATAGATCTGAAGAAGATGATAATAATCTTCCAGATGCAAGATCTTCTTTTGGAGGCAGAGTCTTCTTAAAACAAGATTATACTACAAATAAAATTTATGACAATATTTCAGAAAACTTTACTGGAATTGGACAAACATATCAACTGACAGTTGGTGGAATTAATACAACTGGATTGGGTTCTACGGGAGGAAGTGGAATTGTATTAATTAATGGTATTTTCCAATCTCCAACAACAGAAAATAATCCATCAAATAATTTCTTAATAGAAGAAGATACCGTTGCCGGTATTAGTTCTATTGTATTCTCAGGAATAACTTCAACAGATGGCTCTAAAATAATTTCTGAGTCTGATGTCAACCAGAATCAACTTCCTAGAGGTGGCATGATTGTCTCTCTTGGTTCTACTCCTGGTTTGGGTTATGCACCTCTTGTAGGAGCTTCTGTAACGGCTATAATTGCCGGAGGATCAATTACTTCTATTGGTATCGGTACAACTGGAAATTGGGGATCTGGATATAGAGAACCCGTTTCTATTGCAATTACAGATTCTAGTGGTGGTTCAGGAGCAGATATTAGTGTTATTGTTGGAGCAGGTGGAACACTATCATTTAATGTTTCTAATGGTGGAAGCGGATATGATGAATCTACGACAATAGTTGAATTACCTTCTCCATCTTATGAAAATTTATCAGTTATTGGAGTTTCTAGACTTGGTATTGGAACAACAACAGAAACTGGAACCGGATTGTTGTTGAATATTGAAATTGGAGCAAGTCAAACTACAGGCATTGGTTCAACATTGTTCCAGGTAAGCGAATTTAGCGTTGTTAGAAGTGGTTATGGATTTAAACCTGGAGATGTTATCACTGCTGTAGGTCTTGTGACTGATTATGGGTTGTCAGAACCACTGGAGCAATTCCAATTAACTGTCTTAGATACCTTTACAGATCAATTCTCTTCATGGGAATTTGGAACATTAGATTACATCGATTCTATAAAACAGTATCAGGATGGGATTCAAAAGAGATTCTCATTGTTCTATAATAATCAATTACTGAGTTTCGAAAAAAATACATCAAATGATGATTCCCAATTCATTGATATGGATTCCTTGTTAATAATTTTTATTAATGGAATTCTTCAACAACCAAAAGAATCATATCAGTTTGAAGGAGGAACATCATTTGTATTTACAGATGCTCCAAAACCAGAAGATGATGTTGCAATTTATTTCTATAGAGGAAGTTACTCAGACAGTTTCATCGTAGATGAAGAAGAAACTATAAAGATTGGGGATAGTGTTCAAGTATTTGATAACATTAATATTGAGGACACTAAGACTCAAGAAATTAGAACAGTTTCAGACATTGCATATTCTGATAAAATTCAGACAAATCTTTATAGGGGAGTTGGAATTGATGAAGTAAATGACAAACCACTATATTGGACTAAACAAAAAGTAGATAAAATTATTGATGGATACCCGGTTTACAAAACAAGAAATTCGATCGAACCTCAGGTGTATCCTACTGCTAAGATTATTAAGGATGTAACAACAACAGATTCCACCATATTTGTAGACAATTCCCAGTTCTTTGAATATGATACTCCAACATCATTTGATGGGTTAATCGTTTCCGGAGTATCTGATCCAGTATCAGCTGCGGTAACAGCAGTCGTTTCTGCTGCGGGAACTATTCAATCACTTTCAATAGAAAGTGGCGGAAGCGGTTATACTGGTTCTTCAGTTGTTGCTAAGATATCTGCCCCACAAAGAGTTGGTGTTGGTATTGGAACAACTGCTACTGCTACTATTACTGTCTCAAATGGTTCCCTAACTACTCCAGTAACTATTACAAATCCTGGTTTTGGATATACTCAAACAAAACCACCACAAGTTATCATTGCTCTCCCAGAAATAGTTTCTGAAGAGATAACAAATATTCAAACTGTTCAGGGAGCAGATGGAAATATTACTGGTATTGGAACAACAGTTGGAATTGGAACAGATTTGGCATTATATTTTAATATAACTACTGGCGATTTGCAAACTGGATATTACATTTATGTTTCAGATACTATTGTTGGAAATGGAGTAACCTCTATTATCGATACTGATGATGATATAGTTGGCATTGGAACAACATGTGTAGATAACATCTATCGAATTAGTGGATTGGATGCAGGAGCGGGTATTGTTACTTGCAATATACATTCTCAAACAAATGTTGTTGGAATAGCAACCACTACTGGAAACTATGTTGGAAAATTCTCTTGGGGAAGATTATCCAACTTAACTAGAGGAGCATCTCCAATATCAATAGGAGTTTCTGCATATGAAGTTTCTTCAGGATTGACAACATTCCCAACAATTCAAAGAAGAGGAGAAGGATTAAGAAACATAGGTCCTATTTCATAATATAAATATAGAAAAAACAATATTCACATGCCTGCTCTTGTAACGGATCAATTTAGAATATTAAATACCACAAGTTTTGTAGATTCTGTCAATGATTCTTCAAATTCATATTATGTTTTTGTTGGATTAACAAATCCAACATCTAGTGGGTATGGTAGAGATAGTAACTGGGATACAACAACTCCAAATCCAGTTGATAATATTGATAGATTAAATCATTATGAATCTACGATGCTTTTTGGAAAAAAAATTACGACTGCCAATATTAGAAGAGTAATACGGAGAATTAATTGGACTTCGGGACTAACTTATGAGATGTATAGGTCAGATTATAGTATTCTTAATCCATCTCCAATCTCTAACTCTTTGAGACTATATGATGCTGATTATTATGTGGTTAATTCCGATTATAGGGTTTATATTTGTATTGATAATGGATCATCTGGAATAAGCACAAATGGTACTGCATCTACAGTAGAGCCATCTTTTACTGATTTGGAACCAACCAAATTGAGTGATGGATATACTTGGAAATATTTGTATTCTATTTCTCCAAGTGATATTGTAAAGTTTGATACTACAGAATATATTACAGTTCCAAATAATTGGGATACATCAACAGATCCTCAAATCTCAGCAATTAGAACAAATGGCAATTCTGATGTAAATGAAAATCAAATTAAAAAAGTTTACATCCAAAATCAAGGAAAGGGATATTCCATAAGTGATGGCGATACAGCAAAAATAGTTGGCGATGGAACTGGTGGAGAAGTTTCTTTAAGTGTTGATAATAATAAAATTACTAATGTTACAGTAATTTCTGGTGGAAGGGGATATACTTATGGAATGATAAATTTGGGAACAGATCCAAATAATCTGCCAGAAATTAATGCAGAATTAATCCCAATTATCCCTCCGTCAAAAGGGCATGGTTTTGATATCTATGAGGAACTTGGAGCAGATAAAGTTTTAATTTATGCAAGATTTGATGACTCGACAAAAGATTTTCCAATAGATACTAAATTTGCTCAAATTGGAATTGTTAAGAATCCAACAGTTTTCGATTCAACGGGCATTAATACTACAGTTTACTCTACCAATGAGTTTTCTGCACTCTATGCTATGAAGGTTAATGTTTCTAGTGGTTCGCTGTCTCCCGGAGACAAAATACAACAAACTTCTGATGGGAAAACTGCCTTAGCATATGTTGCTTCGTATGATATTTTGGATGAACAAGGAAATACTGCAGTAATTAAATATTATCAAGATAGATCACTATTTTATAATCAATCTACCTATGGTCATATAGATTTTACTAATATTGGAACTTATTATGATACTAATGGGACTATTTTAAAGTTTAAAGGTGATTCTGGCAACATCACAAAAACTGGGGGAGGATTCAGTGGAACTATTGACACCGGATTTGGAGGAATAACTACAACTATCTCAAATAAAGTTATTAATTTGGGAGTAGTGTTTAATGGAGGTCTTGCTAATCCCGAGATAAATAGTAAGTCTGGAGATGTAATTTATATTGACAATAGAAAAACTGTTGAAAGAAACAGTAGACAAAAAGAAGACGTTAAAATTATCCTGGAATTTTAAAAAATGGCTCAAAAAACTAATTTAAATGTAAGTCCATATTATGATGACTTTTTAGAATCCGGTGTAGGTGCTAAAGATAAAAATTACTATAAAGTATTATTCAATCCAGGAAAGCCAATACAAGCTCGTGAATTAAATACTTTACAATCTATATTGCAAGACCAAGTAGAGAAATTTGGAAGTCACGTCTTTAAAGAAGGTTCGCTAGTTATTCCAGGTAGTACAACCTTTGACAATAATTTATATGCAGTTAAGTTAAACTTAACTCAATTCGGAGTTAGCATATCTACTTATTTGTCTCAACTTGTTGGGAAAACAATTGTTGGACAAAATTCTGGAGTTAGTGCATCAGTGCAACTTGCACAACTTCCAAATTCTGAAGTAGAATATCCAACCTTATACGTTAAATATCTTAATTCTGATTCAAATTATGAGTTCAATCCTTTTCAGGATAATGAACCTCTTTCGGCGTCTGAAAATATTACATATTCAACTACAACAATTAACGCTGATACAACTTTTGCGACAACTATTTCTTCTGATGCAACAAAAATTGGTTCTTCAGCGTCAATTAATGAGGGAGTTTATTTTGTTAGAGGGGCATTCGTTAGAGTTCCAAAGCAGACTATAATTTTAGATTATTATACAAATAGTCCTTCATATAGGGTCGGTTTACAAGTCAATGAAGAAATTATAACTGCTAAGGACGACTCATCTCTTTATGATAATGCAAAGGGATTTACAAATTTTGCTGCTCCTGGAGCAGATAGATTTAAGATATCTTTAGTTCTTACAAAGAAATTGTTGTCAGATACTAATGATACTGATTTCATTGAGATTTTACGAGTTAAAGATGGTGCAATCAAAAAGTTAGATATTAAATCTAACTATAACATAATTAAAGATTATTTGGCACAAAGAACATATGATGAATCTGGAGATTATACAACAACCCCATTTGAAATAAAAATAAAAAATTCTTTAAATGATAGATTAGGTAATGATGGTGTCTTCTTTGATACTGAAAAAACAGATAAAGGCAATATCCCATCGGATAATTTATTGAGTATTAAATTATCTCCAGGCAAAGCTTATGTTAGAGGATATGATATAGAAAAAACTGGTATAGAAATCATTGATGTTGAGAAGCCAAGAACCACGGAAACGGTCTCTATTTCAAATGTTCCATTTGAAATGGGTAACCTGTTAAGAGTAAACAATGTAACAGGATCTCCAAAACAAAATAATGTCGTATATCTCCAATCAGAAAGAAAGAATAGTACTGAGACCGCAGCAGGAGTTACTATTGGAGATGCTCAGGTATATACATTCAATTTAACAGATGCTGCATATCAGAATCCATCCACTAATTGGGATTTGTATCTATATGATGTACAAACATATACAGAGTTAACTTTAAATCAAAGCGTTAGTTCAACAGATGTTCCCCAGTCATCTTACATAAAAGGTAAGAGTAGTGGAGCGAGTGGATATGCAGTTTCCGCTGGGTCTGACACTGAGATTATACAAATTAAACAAACCTCAGGAACTTTTTCTGCTGGTGAGAAGATTTTAATTAATGGTTCAGAATTGGTTTCTAGAACTATTAAGACTGTCAGATCTTATCAAACTTCGGATATTAAATCTGTTCATCAATCAACTTCAATCTCTGGGTTTCAAACCGCATTCTTAGCAGATACTCAACTCGATAGAATATCGAGACCAGGTATCATTAAAATTACTACAGGAGGAACTGCAACTATTGGATCCCCTGCTTCATTCAGTGGAATTAAAACTGGGGATATTATCAGATATCAAATAGATGATAGTACTGAAACATATAATAAGGTATCTTCCATTGATCCATCACTACTTTCAATGGAATTAAGCGAGATTGCTAATGTCAGTGGTGTTTGCAGTGGAACTTATCCAGGAAGTAATTTCTCTGGTTCTTATTCTTTAGGTGTTCCAAAAATTAGAAACGAGGAAGATGGATATCTGTATGCCCAAATTGAAGATTCAAATGTATCTTCAGTAAATTTAAGTTCTTCTGTAATTTCATTTACGGCAGACTCTAATACAACTTTTACTCCTTCATCAGGAACTCTAACCGTAAATAGAGGCAACTTCACATTAGGTGTAAACTCAATAACCGCTCAGTTTGAGCAATTTGATGAAGAAAGATATTCTATTTCATATAGTGATGGAACAATTGATGATTTAACTCCAGACAAATTTAGTTTAAGTAATAATGAAGTAACTTTTACTGGTCTTGACAATAAAGAAATTTCTAATATAAAAGCAACTTTTGTAAAGAACGGTATTCAGAGTAAGGCAAAGCAGTATAATAGAAGCAAAATAGTTAATGTAGTTCTTTCTAAAAATCCACAATCTGGTTCTAGTGCTAATAGTTCAATTAATGATGGTCTGACTTACAATAATCAGGCATATGGTTTAAGAGTTCAAGATGATGAAATAAGTTTAAATTATCCAGATGTAGGAAAAGTTTTAGCAGTTCTTGAATCTTTAGATAATAATTTGCCAGTATTGGATCAAATAACATTTAGTTCTTTGGCAAATGTAGATACAAATGCAATTATCGGAGAAAATATTATTGGGAGGTCAACCAATACTGTCGCCAGAGTGGTAACAAAGACTTCTACAGATACTCTTGGTATCGTATATTTGAATAATAATAGATTTTCTACAAATGAATCTGTAATATTTGAAGATTCTAATATTAAAACAGAAATACAAACAATTGTATCTGGACAATATAGAAATATTACCGATAAATTTGCATTAAATAAAGGTCAAAATGATCAATTCTACGATTATTCTCGTCTTGTAAGAAAGAGAGGTCAAGATTCTCCATCAAGAAAACTTTCAATTATATTTGATTATTATTCGATTCCTTCTGGAGATACTGGAGATTTATTCACAGTAAATAGTTATTCGCAAGAAAGATTTTTATCAGATATTCCTAATATTGGAAGATCTGCTGTAAGAGCGTCTGACACACTCGACTTTAGACCAAGAGTATCTCCATTTACAGGAACAACAAGTTCTCCTTTCTATGGAACTCCAAATAGATTTGCTAACTCTCTGAACTTTATAGTTTCGCCAAACGAAAGTGCTTTAATTGGATATGACTTTTATTTACCAAGAATCGATAGATTGTTCTTAGATAAGACTGGAACACTCAATATTGTTAAGGGAATTCCTTCAGTAAATCCAAAACCACCAGCAAGTCTAGATGATGCAATGGAACTTGCAAGCATCAGATTACCAGCATATCTTTATGATACAAATGATGTTGAAATAACATTAGTTGATAACAAAAGATATACTATGCGTGATATTGGAAAAATCGAAGATCGTGTAGAAACTCTTGAGAGAGTTACTTCATTATCATTGTTAGAGTTAAATACAAAAACTTTACAGATCAGAGATGCTCAGGGTCTTGATAGATTCAAGAGTGGATTTTTTGTAGATGATTTTAAGAATTATGACTTGATAAATGTTGGCGTTTCTGATATAGAAATTAATTCTGAAAATAATGAGTTAACAACTCCATTGACTAGAAATAGTCTTGAAATGAAGCTTGTCACTCAAGAAAATATTTCTGATGAAAACTTAGATTATGCCAATAATTACACCTTAATTGACAATAACGTACAAAAAACAGGAGAAGCAGTTACTTTAAAATATGAAAGCGTTGACTGGATAAGTCAAAATTTTGCAACTAAAGTGGAAAATGTCAATCCTTTCCATGTCATCCTTTATACAGGAAATATCAAATTAAGTCCCGAAAGAGATAGTTGGGTTAGACCAATCAGACTTGCCGATCAAATTATTAGTCGAACTAATACATTTTTTGGAGGTTCATGGGGAGTTAGTACATTCCAGTGGGGATTTGATCGAGTAGTTGCTTCTGGAAGTGAAACTTACATGAGATCCAGAAATACAGGATTCTCTGTTGTTAATCTAAAACCATTAACAAGGTATTATCAATTTTTGGATGGAAATAGTGGAGTTGATTACATTCCCAAATTAATCGAAATCGCAACAGATTCTACTTTAGAAAACTATGGTGCATCTGGAGCATTTACTGTAGGAGAAACTGTAGTTGGTTCTTTTGATGGACAAAGATTAATAACTTTTAGAGTTGCACAATCGAATCATAAAGAAGGACCATTTAACAATCCATCTATAAAATATACTACAAATCCATATTCAACAAATGAAAATATTCCTGAAGCGTATAGTGCATCATCAAAAACTTTAAATGTTGATATTGCCGGTCTATCTGCTCAAGCACAAGGTTTATATAATGGATATCTTGTACAGGGTATGCAATTAGTTGGACAAACTAGTGGAACCGTAGCTTATGTAAAGAATCTAAGATTAATTAGTGATATAAATGGATTCTTATCCGGTTCATTCTATTTGAAAAATCCTCTTACAAGTCCACCACCATCAGTTAGAATTGAAACCGGATCCAAAGTTTATAAATTAACATCTAGTCCCACAAATGAAACTCCTCTTCCAGGAAGTAAATTAATTTCTTCTGGAGAATCCTTGTATACTTCTACAGGAATTTGGCAAGCATGGCAAAGACTTACAATAAGAACTACGAATATAAGCATTCGTGTTGATTACAGCGATCCTTTGGCACAATCATTTACCGTTGGTGGGAGTATCGAAGATGTTCAAGCACCAAATATTGCAATCAGAAGTGATGATGCATATGGAGCCTATTTAACAGCAGTTGATGTATTCTTTGGAAATAAAGATTCAGGAAATGCTACAGTCAGTCTTGAAATAAGAAAGGTTGAACTTGGGACACCAACAAACAATAGAATTGGAAATAGGGTAACTTTAAATCCTGATCAAGTATTTACATCTAGAGATGCTTCTATCCCAACAACCTTTACTTTTGATTATCCAATTCCTCTCGAACCAAATTCAGAATATGCATTAGTTCTTCTTGCACCGCAATCAGACCAATATGAAGTTTGGATTGCTGAAATGGGAGAAAAAACTATTGAAACCAGAGATCTTCCCGATTCTCAGGCAATTAAATATGGAAGACAGTTTGCTATCGGAAGTCTTTTCAAGTCCCAAAATGGATCTATATGGACTGCAAATCAATATCAAGATATGAAGTTTAAACTTCATAAAGCAAACTTCACTTCATCAAGCGGCAGCGTATTATTCCACAATCCATCTTTAGATGTAAGTAATGGATATATTCAATCTCTCAATTCAAATCCACTGACTATTGTTCCAAGAGAGGTTAAACTTGGCATTACTACTTTAACAGATGATTCTCTTATTGGTATTCTCACAGAAGGAAGAAAAATTTCAACACAATTGAGACCATATACTTATGGAACTATTGTTGGAACAGGTGCTTCCGTAGTTACTGTTGGAATTACTACAGGTGGATTTAATTATGTAACTGATAGCGACAATGAGTGCTCTACTTTTGCAATTACTGGAAACGGAAGCGGTCTTACCTTAGATGTTGAAGCAAATGCAGGAATTATTAACAGCGTAACTCCAGTAAATTATGGGAGCGGATATAATGTTGGCGATGTTGTTGGCATTGTAACTTCTGATATGTCTTCCGGTACTGGTAGAGATGCTCAAATAACAATTACTGGAATTGGAACAGGAGCAAATACTTTATTCGTATCAAATGTTCAGGGAGACTCTTTTGCTGGAGCGGCTGCAACTTTAACATACTATGATAATAGCGGAGTAGTACAAGTTGCCACAGCAACAACTGTAAATACATCAACACCTACCGGTGGAATTTATTCTGGAAATTATTTCAAAGTTGACCATTATCATCATGGAATGTATTCAGATTTAAATAAAGTAGTTATTTCGAATGTCATTAGTGACATTAAACCAACAACATTGGCAAACCGATTAACAACTAGCGAAACTTCTATACTCGTTGCTTCTGCAAGTGATTTTGAAACTTTTGAAGGTTTGGTAGTTGATGGCAACAATCCAGGATATTTGAAAATTAAAGATGAAATTATTAAGTATACATCAGTTGTTGATAATACAATTTCAGGTTTGACAAGAGGTATAGATTCAACTATTCAACTAGATTATGATTTGGGCACTAAAGTATATAAGTATGAGATTGGTGGGGTTTCGTTGAGAAGAATTAATACTGAGCATTCTATTAGTTCTAATAGCAATGATATTGATAGTTATTATGTCGTATTTGATAGATCTAACTTCGATTCAAATACAATTAATAGAAATTCGGATCAAGATAGTGCTCCTCAATCCTCTGGATCACCATTACTTTCTTTCAATAAATCATTGGTTTGTGGAGAAAGTAATGTAACCGCAACAGAAAATATACAATTCAATGCAATTAATCCCCATATCGACTTAATTAATCCAAATTCGCAAACTTCAGTAACTGCTCAAATTAGAACAGTAAGTGGAACTAGTGTTGGAGGAAATGAGACCTCATTTGTTGATCAAGGATATGAATCTGTTGAAATTGGATCAGAAAATAGATTATCTTCAACCAGAATAGTCTGTTCGGATGTAAATGAAACTACATATTTAAGTAATTTATTGAGAAATAAATCATTCACATTAAAAGTTGACTTACAATCAAATAATCCAAATTTATCTCCAATTGTTTTCTGGGATAATTCTTCTATAGAATTTATCAGTAATCGTCTAAACAAACCAATTTCAAGTTATCCAAGTGATAATAGAGTGAATTCAATTTCCAATGATCCACACTCTGCAGTATATGTCTCAAATACTGTTAGACTTGCAAATCCAGCAACATCTCTTAGAGTATATTTAAGTGCTTATCGTCATTCATCTGCTGATTTTAGAGTTCTTTATAGTTTAATTAAACCAGATTCTAGTGAAGTTTCACAATCATTTGAATTGTTCCCAGGATATGACAATCTAACTTTAGATAATGATACGGATGGATTCTTAGATGTTGTCGATCCATCAAAAAATAGCGGATTGCAAGATCGTCGTATTCCTGCTAGTTTGGAAGATGAATTTAGAGAATATGAGTATAGCATAAATGACCTTGACAGTTTTGTTGGATATACAATTAAAATTGTAATGTCCGGAACAGATCAGGCACATGCACCAAGATTTAAGGACCTCAGGAGCATAGCATTAGCATGATACCAGTAAAAGGGCATCCAAATTTATATCGGGATGAAAAATCCGGAGCCATTATAAATTGTGACAGTCAATCCTACAATCAATACATTATTTCATCAAATAATAGAGAAACTCAAAAAAGAGAAATTGAAAAAATGAAAAGTGATATTGAAGAAATTAAAACATTACTAAAGGAGTTGGTAAATGAATCCAAATGATATTGAATTGGAAACTATGGCAAAAATGTTTGCATATGAAAAAGAATCTAGAATGATTGATGAAATTGAAAATATTGAAGATTTAAAAAATATTGCAAAGTCCTATATCAAACTTTATTTGAAGCAGCAAGAGGTTTTAAAATCTTTACCAACTATTGGAAATATAAATACCTAAAGATATATTCTTTTTTAAATAATGGCAGTATATGTATCCAATATAGTAATTGAGCAAGGTTTCGATTTTGATACTTCTTTCCAATTAGAGGATACTAGAACAAATTCTTTTCTGGATCTTAATAATTATACTACCGAAGGTCAATTGAGAAAGCATCCTGGCAGCTCTACCGCAGTTTCATTTGCCACGACTGTTACTAATCCAGATACTGGTATTATTTCAATATCACTGACTGCTGCCCAAACTATTTTGATAAAACCTGGAAGATATAATTATGATATAAAAGTGGCGGCAGATGGAAAAGAATACAAAGCTATAGAAGGTTCCGCACTCGTTAGAGCAGGAGTAACAAGGTAAAATGCCTAATATAAACGATAGAATTGGATCTCAAAATGTAATTCGTGTTTTATCTAATGCTTCAGCGCCACCAACAAGATTAATTAATCTTACTGATGTAGATTCTACTATAAGAGATGATGGTGTCATTCTAGTTTGGGATCTTGGCACTGAAAAATTTATAACCACTAGTGTTATTGATAGCGCTATTTTTGGCGCAAGTAGTCTTGTTTCTTTTACTAATACTACGGATTCTTCACTTATAACAAATGGTGCTCTTGTTATAAGTGGTGGTGTTGGTATTGGCAAAAATTTAAACATAGGTGGAGGTG